ATTCGTCAGGCTCGCGTTGCCGATGCTCGACAGCGTATTGCTGGCGCCGCTCAACGTCTTATTGGTCAGCGTCGCCGCATCGCTGGTCATCACTGCTTTGTCAGCAGGATAGCTGCAGAACACATCCTTCGTCCCTGCCGAGAAGACTACCTTGGAGCCGGCATTGGAGGACTGCAACACCGTGTCGCGAGAGAGCGTCCCTGCGCCTGTGGTGCCAATGCCAACTTCCCATTCGCTGCCGCCGGCAATTGTATAGTACACAGTGACGGCAGACCCCACACCAGCTACAAACGTGCGAAAGCCACTTGCGGCTCCTGCGAGTGTCAACGTGCCGTCGCCGGTTGTAGTGGTTGTTTCTTTAATGCGATCTGCAACCAACGGCATAGGGTGTGCCTCTGTTCAGATAGTTAAGCGAGCGTCAGCACGCCAGTCGCAGCGTCGAAGTCCACCGTGAATGTATCGCCCGATCCAAGCGTGATCGACGATCCGTAGTCCCAATAGCCAATAAGATTGCCACTGGCTGTGGTGGAGTTGTACAACACTGCATAGCGAAACGGTCCAATGCTGCCGCCAGTGGCAGTCCACGACGCAGGGTCTGCCAACACGAGCTTGTAGGTGCCTGATGTCTGGCCGCTGCTTGTCTGAGTAGCAGTATTGCCACCGGCTGTGTAGCCATTTCCTGCGGTGATTTCAGCAATGTCAGCCTTTACCGAGTTCGTTGCTATGGCAGTCGCATTGGTGAGATACACCTTAAGAACATCCGTTTCGAGATTATGCACTTTCTCGGCAATTGCTTCTACGAATGCGTTGAACTTGTTAAATGCAGCCATCGTTGATCACCTCCAAAAAGTTTTTTGTGTTGTTGCGTTGCTCGGGAAATATAGCGTTCCTACACAGCACCAATAGTGCGCCACAGCTCTGTCATGCTATGCTGTGACACAATAATTGACGCTTGTGACGAGGGGCTGCGCCGCATACCACCCCACTGTATGTGAGGGAGATCAGCAAAGCGCTCATCACTGCTACTCCAATCACTGTTCCAATCGCCACCCCAGACCAACTTGTGGCGACGAGCAGAACAGCCTAACACTTGCCAGAAGTCTCGTGATGCAGACCACAGTGTTCGCTCGCACACAATATCTACAGCAAGTCCAAACCCATGCCATGTATCGTTCACCGTGGGCGAGTTAGTAACTATGCCTCGCCCATCGTCATATGTTCGTCCAAACCCATACAGGTACTGCTGCCGCGCATCACTGCGCATCGTTTCAAAAACACGCGGTGTATATCCCCATGCTCTCATATCAGCCATCACACGATCCACTGCTGCTCGAAACTTTGGCGCCAGCAATGCAACGTCGTGCTGAACTGACACTTCAGGCATTGGTGCAGGAAGCTTCGTCATCACCATCACCCTGCAGCAGCCTTAGATCGCTTAAGTTGCTTTTGCTGCTTGTAGGCAATACCAATCAGTGCAGCGAGCATTGTCTTGACTGCTGTCTCGTCCCATTGGCCAATATCGGTAGGAACACCATACTCTAGAATCGTGCTTGCTGATGTGCCAATTGCCGCTACAATTACCGCTGCACTTTGCTTAACATATGCTGGCGCAGCAGACAGTTTGTCAGAGATCTTCTTAAGCCAGTCCACGACAAATGGCGTTAGCATACCGACGACCACCGGTGTGATCGCCTTCAATGCTAAGGCAGTTGCCCAATCACTCGCAGGAAATGCAACAAGTGCAATCATCATCGCATACATAGTATCAGCCTCTGTGTTGTGTAGGGTGATCGTGAGTGCAACAGTCAATACGGCTCTACAATGTGTGTGCCGTCAGCAACTTCTGTATCATACAACTTCAGTACCTGCACCTGCTCACGTGTTAATGCTTCAAGCGCAACTACAATGCGACGCAGCAAGCGCGCTTTGTACACACTAGTGACGAAATAGATGTCGTCTTCGTGGCGCAGCACGCCATTAATCGGCACATTGATCTCATCGCTAAATAGCGCAGCCATCGTCACGCCTTGTGCAAAGGCACCTGCGCCGGCAATCTCGCGCGTCATGGCGCTGATCGTATCGATGCGACCCCACCATTCACCGCTAAAATAAAACACAGGTCTCGAGAATCCATCGCTGCCTTCTTCGCGCCGTTCATACAAGCGCAGTCGCTGGTCACGAAGGCCAATTGCTGTGCTCATGGCGCGAGCACGAAACCGCGTACTTGCGACAGCAGAGCCTTCACGCGCGTCGGCAACGACTCAGAGTTGTAGCTTACCGTGCTGCCGCCAGCAGCCTCGCTCGTCGCATTCGGAGTGCGTTGCTGATAGTACATGAGCGCCACATCAAGTATGCACTGCGACAGCACAGGCTCCTCGCGTGTAGCATAGGTAGGAGATGTGGCAATGCCCACAACTACACTTATGCAGTATGGCCCGAGCTCAAAGTTCGCCGTGTTATCGCTCTTGCTTATGATGAGGTATGATTGCGGATCAACGTAGTATGTCGACGAAGCAACCACTACGCCATCGCGATCCGTTACCACAAGTGTGCTAATGTCGAATGGAAACACTGGAGGGATTAGCATCATCACCCCTCCACTCTTCCATCGCTCAGTGCGAGCCTCGTCATAGTACACAGAAGCAGTGCGAGCGATGGGCTTGCCCATGAATGACTCGCATACGCCATAGGCGCGCTTCAGCAAGAGGCTTATGAGATAGTCTTCAGCATCAGTCTGTATGCGCGCATACGACTTAAAATCAGCAGCAGTCGGCAGGGCCATTGATGTGCTCCGTGGTCATGATCTTGGCAAAGGTTTCGCCAACAGCTTCATAGCTATGAACATCGCGTACATACTGCATAACACGTTGAGCTTCCTTTGTGCGCCACGCCTCGTCATCATAGGCGCGCTGCAGCATAACGCGCAGCGACGTCGCATCATTAGCAAATGTATATGGTGCGTCGCCAAACTGCGTCACATACTCACTACGAACTGTCGCATCGCCAGCAATAACCATCTGTTGCATAGCGCCAGCTTCTAGGCCACTGCCCTGAATGCCAAGCCAAAAAGAATCAAACGTCACATGACATGTTTGCTTGAGCTTCAGCGCGTCACCATGCGCCATGCCCTCTATCATCACCAGCTCCACTGCTGCGCCATCGGCGCGCATTGACTCTACCACTTCACACAGCACATCAGTGCCCTTAATGGCGCGTCGTGTCGGAGAGTGTGCAATGCGCAGCGGAACTTGCTCGGTGCGAGCGAGCGATGCCTTGAGCTTATAGTCTTTCACTGGCATAGGAATTGGCAGCCAGTGCATACGATCGCTGAAGCGCTGATGATAGAGGCGCGCGCCTATTTGTGTGGCGCGATATGATTCATCCTTTTCATTTTCTACTAGCACCTCGCGCATCCTCGGCTCAACGCTACCGTGGTACATGCGCACAATGCGATGATGCGGCATAGGCGGCATGCGCAGCTCATGCAGCAGAGGACGGTAATCAATATGCATCATGATAACATCAGCCGACAAGAACAATCGCTCTACTGTCGCTCTATCATCTACACCATCGTACTGTCGCAGGTCGCAGTGCGGATTGCTATGGCCCCAGCGCACAAAGGCACTTTGTGCCACACCACTAGCATTCAGTGCGCTGTGATAGCGATAGGCTGCTGATCCTGGATCATACTGGCACAGCTGCAGCACGCGCAGCAGCCGAGGCCCAGCCTTGGGCCAGCGAGGCTTGTAGCGCGTGGCAATATTGTTTGGGCTGAGTATTGCCCCATTCGTCTCTGCCCACAGCGCAGAGAAGGCGTCGTCGCTTGCGGCGAGGTTGCGCTCTTCAAGCACACTTACTGATTCAGGCAACACAGCATAGGTGTCGCCAACATACCGACGCAGCCCATCCCATTTGTGTTCATTGATGGTGCGAACGTGTACGCGCATCGGATGTGGTAAAGGAGGAAAGTGTAAGGCTGGCATGGCACCATAGGGCTGATGTCCTATGGTGCCATGCCATTCACCTACTGTTTAGGATGCCGGAACATCAAGCACCACAAACGGGCTGTGCTCGTCCACCTTTGCACCACTTACAAACTTGTAGGCATAGGTTCCCGTGTTGATCGGGATGCCGCCAGCACGCGCCACGAAGCGATACGTCGTGAGGTCATTCACGAACGCATAGTCACGGCTCGACTCAACGGTGAGTGCCTGACGCATAGCCATAGCGTAGAAGTCAGGATTGATCAGCGCAATGTCCGAACGCTGGCCCAGCGTCGGCAGCAGATCTGTGAAGCGCACCGGAAGGCCAAGCAGCATCATGGTGGGCGCGTCATTCAGATTCTGAAGGAACGTGACCATGGTGTTGTTCGTCGTCTGCAGGGCAAACAATGCTGCCATCGTGCGACGACTCGCGAGCCAGTAGCTGCGCGGACCATGCGTGTGGTTCTGATACATCTTAAACACATCAGCAGCCGTAATCGTATTGGCCGTTGCGCGCGCCACTTCAATGTTCCAATCGCCAGGATACAGCGCGCCAGTCGGCTGGCCAGAGCCAGTGCCGTCGATCGTGCAGTATTCATTGATGGCGTTCATCGTCTGCTGGCCAACGGCATTGGTAAACTCTGCCGGCAGTTCGCCCGTGAAGTCATCGCCCATCAGTTCGTCGGACACCTGTGTGATGGCAGCCCACTTATACACCGTCAGCAAGCGCTGACCGAACGACGGCTCGCGCACAGGCTTGGTGGCGCCTTCACCAACGATCGTTACATTGGCAATCTTACCTGCCGTCGGACGATTGAGGGTGTTGGTGCCTTCGTCCTGAATCAGATACGGGATGCGCAGACTGCGACCAGGAACGTTGTAGATGCGCGCGTCCTGCATGATGCCGATCTGCACATTCTCGAGCGAGAAGATGTCTTGCACCTGCGTCAGCGGCAGCAAGAACTCACCACCATTGGTGTCGCCAGTAATGGTGCGCGTCATCAGCTTGGCGCGTTCCATGAAGCGCTTCTGCGAATCGCTGAGCGACGTATTGCGACCCGTCACCGCGTGAAGGAATCCACGCACATCACCAAACGCATGACGCGCCTCTGATGCCAGCGTGCGCAGCTCGTCAGGAATAGTGCGCGAGGCGAGCGAGTGATTGCTGTCGCCGGCAGACTCGATTGAATCAACGCGCGTCATGCGTTTGGTGATGTGCGTGAATTCCTTCACGCGGTGACGGGT